CTTTTATTCCCGCATCCAAGTACTGAAACCATATGATCTTTACTAAAAGGTATCATACTTTCAAGAGTGTGTCGAGTAGTTAAAGCACATCTACCTCCTATAAAAACCATTTGATTACGAATATGAGCACACCAAATAATAGCCATGTTGTTTTGTACAACAGAATTGGCTCCCATTAAAATGTGACTCATTTGTTGATCTCCACTCTGTGATGTAAATTTCCCTCCTTTACCTTTAGGTCCTTTCTTAAATGCAGGCATTGTGACATGAATTCCGCCTTTCCTTGAACTCATAGACTTCTTTGCTTGACGTTTGTCGTAATCTGGACGATTTCTGGGTAATGTACTTTCTTCACTCTTTGTATTTCGTTGTTTCCAAACATAACCAGCAACAGCTACTGCTGTAAAAATACCAGCAATCACATAGTTAAAGTTTTTTGATACAAATTTTGTCCAATACGTAGTCAATTGATTTAATCTTTCTCTCAAAGTGGGAAAGTCCACTCGCACGATATTGGAACAATGAATGTCCAGATTATTCCTTAATGCCAAGACATGCATAGTAGCCACACCGATTAGCGTTCGAATATGTATTTTCTTTGAATTCATCCACCCGCACAAATTGGCTAATGTTCGATCCATATCCTCTTTATTAAGACATGAAATTAACGATATGAAGGATTTAACTGTATTTTGTGTTTGTGTAGTGAACATTGAGAAATAAGTTGACACTGATGACCAATAGGTTGTCATATCACTTTCTGGATAATCTTCCAGATCGTTAATAAAGATATTATCCTCGAGACCTGTAGTGTCTTCCTCAATTGATGAAAAATCATATGGTAATTCTCCAGTACTATGCTCTTGTTGAATTGTTTCAGGTGTTACAGGTTCTATATTGCTATGCTCTAATGTACCAATGGTACTTTTAAGAGCTTCAAAATATGTGACCAAGTTTGCGGGAGCTGATTGTTTGAGTTGCTCAACATCAACATTTTCCATCAATCTTCTTTCATTTGACATAAATCCTACATAATGCTCCATATACTTACAAGCTATCAAATAAACCAACTTTTCGTATGATATATTTGTCCCTTGAGAAGCTTCTGAATCAATTTGCATTGGGTTACGCATATTCAATATCCACCTATTTTTATCAACCTTTGGTATTGTACTGCTCACTTCGTCGGAAGGGTGTAAATCAACATGAATAACAAAATGTCTTCTTCGAAGGACTGCATATGGTTCTGCTGCTTTTTTGGCTACATCATTAGTAAATCCTTTATTACTAGTATAAATACAAAATGGAGATGAGAAAAAAGTGTTAGCTTTCTTCTCCAATGCAGCCATCGGTAACGGACAGGGGGCACAATTAATTACCTTAATCATATCACCTATCATCTCTTCCCATCTTTCTTCAGATCTTACAGATCCCCAGTCATCAAATAGACATACTCGTTGTCCACAATAATTTTCCCAATAATCATCACTTGGGTTTCTAGCAAAAACATCTATATCACAGAAATGCGGAAAATTTAAGAGAGCAAAAACATCTCTCATCAAGTCCTTGTATAGATGACTTTTCCCTTTCTTTGGTGGACCAATGAGCCAAATACTAACTGGTTCAGGTTTTTGCCGTGAAGTAGATCTATGACATCCTGCCATGTCTTTAAGAGTTCCAATCTGTTTGGTAATAAATGCCAAAGTTCTTTGAACAGGTGCGTTCACTTTTGTCTTAAGGTCAGTATTCATTGCTGTACATTCTTCCCATAATCTTTGTATTTCCATACTCATAGCAGGGGAAGCAACTAAATTGTCTTCTTCAAATCTTGCAATAATTTTCTGAGCACTAGATAAGGTTTGTTTATATTTTTCCCCAAAGGTTCTTGCCAAAACCATATCTTCATACGTACATCCTTGCCACCAAGCAAGAATATGACACATAGCCCATTCAATTATTTGTGGTAATAAATCAAAAGCTGTCTTAATACCTTGTAAACCCTTGACAAAGTGCACGAATTTCTGTGAATATTCTTTTCCTTTATGTGAAAATTCGTCACTACTAAACGGCATCCATGACCAAACCATACCAAATAGAGCAAAAAGTGGATTATTATCGGAAATTTCACCAACAACCTCTTCAAGAGAAGCCTCTTCAACAAAATCTTCTTGCAAGATACCCATTTGATTCCAAGACACTTCGCCTCTTATCCACTGGTATAACCATGATAAGGCTTTACGAATAGTCTCGATTCCCATATGAGCACATCCACATAATTTTGATAAAGGATCTCCTGTTCCTAACAATTTCCCAGTAATACCATAACGCGTTATAACTTGTTGAGATACTACCAATAAAAAGGTTTCAAAAGAATGGTTCTTCGCTATATAAAACGTTGTTGCTCCTAAATAGCCCATTGAAATCAATTTATCAAGTATTGATGGTCCACTATTTTCAGTTTGAGTTCCATTGGGAATAAACGAGTTCACTAAATTTACAGTTTCCATGACGTTTGGGGGCAATGAAATATTATGATTAATATTTAATGAAGGTAAGGATAGACCCAAGAATTCTGGTTCCATTTCTTC